AATCATTGAGACTTCACCTGCAGAACCCAAAAAAGAAAAAGAAAAAAAGGAGGAAAAACCTCTTGAAGTATATGGGGAAAAAGAAAGTACACCCCCACCTCCCCCTCCTCAAAAAAAAAGGAGATTCCGAATGAGGAGTCAGACTTAACAATAGAATATAATTAAGTTATGTATAAAAAATGTTACGCTGAATATGCTGGAAAAAATCAGTACAAGATACATTTGTGGGAAGAAAATAGTTATGATATTATTCCTTGGAGGGTTCCTGCTTATATAGAGTGTTCCGAAAATGAAGCTCAATACCAAGGTCTAAAGGGAGAATGGTTAAAGAAAACTTATGATTGGGATAGAGATAATCCCCGTCTTCATTTCCATGATATGCCTGCTTATCAAAAATTTCTTATTGAAAAATATGGGACAAATGATGATGTATCTAAAGGACACAGAGAAGTATTTTTTGATATTGAGATTGAAATGGGTGGGGCTCTTACTGAAGAGTATATTAAAGAAGCCCCTAAACCTGTAACTTCTATTGCTTGGTATGATAAAACTCCTGATGAATGGGTAATTCTTATTTTAGATAAGAAAAACCAAATCAAACATACTAAGGGACATAAAGAAATTATCCCATGTGCTACTGAAGAAGAATTACTAGGGAAATTTATTGAAAAATTTAGAGAAATAAACCCAGATATCCTTGTAGGATGGAATAGTGATTACTTTGATATTCCTTATCTTTATTTTAGAATTAACAGAGTGCTAGGAGAGGATTTTGCTAATGCTTTATCTCCTATAGATGTTGTAAAAGACGAAAGTGCTTGGAACCGCAACGGGTGGCTTAATATTGCAGGAGTTGAATCACTAGACTATATGAAACTACATAAAAAGTTTAGTTTCCGGGATGAACCATCTATGAGATTAGATGCTATTGGAGAAAAATATGTAAATCTAGGTAAAGTTGAATATGATGGTAATTTGGATCGTTTGTTTGAAGATGATATCCAAAAGTTTATTCAATATAACTTTCGAGATGTAGAAATACTTAAAGCGTTAGATGAAAAATTTGAGTATATTGGTTTGGTAAAAAACCTATCACATAAAGGAAAACATAATTATGGAGAGGTTTATGCAAACACCAAAACCCAAGACGGAGCAATCTCAGCCTATCTACTAAGCCAAAATATAGTTCCACCTGCCAGAGATAGAAACCCAATTCATAAAAAAGGATATGCGGGTGGTTATCTGTTTTGCCCTGCTGCAGGATTATACAAGTATATGTTTGATGAGGATCTAACTTCACTATACCCTTCAATTATTATGTCTCTTAATATTGGTAAAGAAACATATGTTGGTCGAGTGATGGACTTATTTGACGATCGAAATAATCGTTTGGGGTTAAATGATCTTAAAGCAATGGATCCTAATAAAGAATTATGTGTTGAAAACCCACAACGCAAACAAACTTATATTCCCTGTAAAAAGATTATTGAAACCATAGAAAATAATAACTTAGCAATCTCAGCAAATGGGGTAATGTTTAGAACAGATAAACAATCTGTACTATCAACTATACTTGCTAAGTGGTTTGATGAAAGGGTTGAGTATAAAGGTTATATGAAAAAAGCATATAAAGCTGGTGATAAAGAAAAGGGAGCGTTTTGGCATCAACGCCAACATACAATGAAAATCTTATTAAATAGTTTGTATGGTGCTACTGCTCTTGGAAGTTTTAGATATGGTAATGTAATTCTTAGTGAAGCAATCACACTTTCAGGACAACGTATTATTCAAGAGAGTGCTTTGTGTGCTAATAGACATATGAACAAAGTAATCAGGGGTGAGGTAGAACTATGAATAAGTATCCTGACAATGTAGCTTGGGATGATAAAGAAGAAAAATGGGTAGCTAATATTTTACCTTATGCTTCTAATGTAGGAGCTCCTGTTATTAAACCTGAAAACATAGACAGTTGGAGACAAAGAGGGGTAACTAAAGTAAATCACCATCTTGAAACTAAATTTTTAGAGTTAAGGGATGAATATAATAAACTAGTTGAAGAGTTTAAATGGAATGATTTAGTTTACAATGCTAAATTTAACTTTGAACCTGTAATAGGGGAAACATATCACTTATACACAGGAGATGATAATGAAAACTTTTTATCATTAATTTCCCCTAATGAGTGGAAACGAGAATGTTTAGGGTCATTCCAATTAACTGCAGACCAAAAATGGACTAAAATATGAATTTAATAGACACAGTAGGAAATACTCCTTTACTAGAATTTCCCTTAGAAAAAGGAACCATATGGGGTAAAGCGGAATTTGTAAACCCTGGGGGCTCAGTAAAAGATAGACCCGTGGCATGGATCCTAAAGGTTAATATGCATAATGGTAAACTTAAACCTGGGGATACCATTATTGAAGCTACCTCAGGTAATATGGGTATTTCATTAGCTATGTTTTGTGCTAATTTAGGTTTCAAATGTAAGATAGTAATGCCTTGTAATATGAGTACTGAACGTAAAACTATGTTAAAATCGTTTGGTGCTGAGTTAATTGAAGTAGATGCTGGTGATTTTGATGGTGCTATTGCTTTAAGAGATAAATTAGCTAAAGAAAATAATTACTTTAACTTTAACCAATTTCATAACCCCTACAACACAGAATCCCATTGGTTTACTACAGGTATGGAAATTTGTAAAGACATTAAATTTGGGATGGATATAGATGCCTTTGTAGCGGGTACTGGTACTGGAGGTACAATAATGGGGGCAGGCAAATTTGTAAAAAATATGCATTCTAATTGTAAACTTGTTGCTCTTGAACCTGCTGAATCACCTGTAATGTCTGGGGGTTGTCCTGGGTTGCATGGTATTCAAGGTATAGGAGATGGTAGTAAATTTTTAGTAGATCTAAATGATATAGATAGAATTGAAACCGTATCAACTCAAGAGGCAAAAGATAAAGCTAAAGCACTAGCTAAAGAATGGGGACTTTTTGTTGGCTTTTCAGCTGCTGCTAATTATCTTGTTGCTGAACGTCTTATAGAAGAAGGATATGCACAAAATGTAGTAACAATCCTTTGTGATAGGGGTGAAAGATATTTTAGTTGCCTATGATACATTTAGAAGAAACACCTTGGTGGATATGTGATGAAGGGGATAAAAACTTCTGTGCTTATGTAGACACAGACTCAAATTATTTTAACGCTGAGCCCCTTTTATTACACCTCTACCCAGATTTTGAAAGTAAAACAGATGAAGAAAAAGACGATTTACTTGAGCAAGTCGCGCTTAAGTATCAGGACATTATTACTTCCCATTATGATGAGTTGGCTAGGGACTGTTTCAATGTCGGTACACATCGACTTGAAATGAAAACAGAGTGTGTTATTCGCTCCGCTTACTTTAGAGCAACTCGTAGATACGCTCAGTGGATAACAAAACAAGAAGGTATAGCTAAGGAATCACTTGATGTTAAAGGACTTGAATTTAAAAAAGCTAATTTTCCTCCTATATTTGGGGATTTTTTTAATGATATTCTAGAACAAATTCTAAAAGGGGCAGATCAAAAACACATTGATAAGTTAATCTTAGATTTTAGAAATTATGTTATGTCTAAAGATTTAGATATAACTAAACTTGGCAATCCTACCTCTGTAAAAACACTAAACGAGTATGTAGTTCGCAAACCTAGGGCAGGTGAAGTAATGACTGAACTTAAAAAAGGTGCTCCTGTTAATGTCAAATCAGCAGTAAAATATAATGATTTGCTTAATTTTTGGGGTGTTAAAAACCACAGTCGAATAGTACAAGGAGATAAAATTAAGTGGGTTTACTTAAAAGATAACCCCTATAAAATTGAGCAAATAGGCTTCCTAGCCTTTGATATGCCAGATAAATTTCGTACATTCCTTGAAGACTATGCCGATAGAAAAAAATCATTCGAAACCATACTACAGAGTAAATTAGAAAATTTCTATCGTGACTTAGGATGGACATTAAACTTAAACCCAAACATTAATAAATTTTTTAGCTTCTAATGGTATCAAAAAATAGATTACAATCAATTATCTCTAAGTATTATCTTGGAGGTAAAGTAGAATCAGTCAAATGGGAAATTGAAGGAGGTACTTTAACTATCGACTTTATGGCCCCTACCAAAGATATGATTGGTAGGGTGATTGCTTGGGATTTTAAAATCACAACTGAAGGTACACTAGCTATTTTTAATACATCCCAACTTAATAGGTTATTGAATGTATTAGCAGGTGATCTTGTGCTTGATGCTGAAAAAACTAAAGCAGTTCTAACTAAACTTAATGTTCAAGACGCTAAATCTACTATTAACTACTCACTTGCTGATCCACTTATGATACCTAAAGTAGGTGAGGTAAATGAAGATGTTGAATGGCAAGCACAAGCTACTTTTGATAATGAAGATTTTCAAACATTTATTAGAGCAGCAGGGGCAATTCAAGGAAATGAATTAGTTACAGTAACACCTACACAAGACATTATCGGTAACTCGGTACTTCAGTTTACATTTGGTGAACGTATGGATTTTTCAAATAAAGTAGAATTTCATGTTGCGGCTGAGTTTGAGGAAAATGTTAGAGAAGATAATAAGATTCCATTTAGCAGTGAAATGCTCAGAGAAATATTTAATGCTAATAAAACGTCAGATGAATGTCAAATGAGTTTTGTGGATGAGGGTTTGCTTCGTCTTATCTTCCGTTCTGAAGATGAGAACATAGACTCTATGTACTTTGTTGTACGGAAAGCAGATTATTAATATTTATTAGCATGAACGAATCTAAATGGCGTAAGTTTATATTAAGTGAAGCTGTTACAACAACAGTAAAAGATGTTACTTTTGATATACTTAAAAATACCTTTAAAAATAAGTACCAAAAATTAAAAGATGGTGTACCTGGAGGGAGGAAATTATACGATGACCCTGTAGCTTTCCCAGGAGCAACTGGTATGACTTATATATTAGATGATGTAGCTTTAAAAAGATGGAAAAATGAACATACAGAATTTAGTAATTCTGAAATAATCCTAGACCCAGACTCAAAGGAATGGTTTAATTTAGTTCAAATACCTGATATTAAAAAAGATTATGATGAACGTTATAAAGGGATAGGGGATTATTACAATAAAAAATCAGGACAATATACTGGCGATTAATTTGGTAATTTAAAAAAACTTTCGTATATTTATTGGTGACTTTAGGGCACCAACCTAGTTATTATATTAACCGTCACCTTAGGGGACATAAAACAAAACAAAATGACACATTTGCTATTAAACAAGGACTTTGCTAGTCCACTTGACGTACTCGTCAAAAACTTTTTCGACTCAAGTGCAACTTTTGAAGCACCAAGTCGCCCAACAGTAACACATCCAATTGATGTGTTTGAAGATGAAAACGGCCTTACACTCGAAGTAGCTTGTACAGGCATCGATAAAAAGGATGTAAAAATTAATATTGAAGGAGACATCCTTAGACTTTCCTATGATAAAGGAAAGGCACAACCTAAACCTGAGGAAAATGGAGTTCGCTATTACCATGCTGGTATCAAGAAAAGCAATTTCAACTTAGGTTGGAAAATTTCCCGCAGATTTAATCTAGCCAAAGCCAGTGCTGAGATGGTTAACGGTTTGCTTGTAATTGCAATTCCGTACGCCACTGAATCAAAGCCAAAATCAATTACAATTAAGTAATTCATCTTTAGGTTGGTGTCCTGAAGATCTTTTCGTATATTCCCGCGTACTAAAAAAACACAGTTATGAATTTTATTAAAGACCCACTACTCGGAGAGTACTTTATCCAGATTGACGATTACAATTACTCCGCTTTTAAAACTATCATGCCTGATAGTGGTAAGCCATATGACTCATGTATTGGCCATTTTAGTAGCCTAGGTAAAGCACTAACCCGTATTGCTGATCATATGGTTAAGCAAAAGTCTTATAATAGTATTAAGGATTATATTATTGAACTTGAAAATATTAAAAACGAATTTAAACAACACTTTTTGTAATGGTAAAAGCATTATTTAATGGGGTTATTGTAAAGCCCATCGAAGAAGAAGAAAGTACCCATGGGAATATCATTGTTCCTGATATGGGTAAAGAAAAAAATCTTAAGGGTGAAGTTATCTCTGTTGGTCCCGGTTATTATTCGGGCATGGGTACTTTTATTGAAACCACTGTTAAGATAGGAGATATTGTATTACTCCCTCAATTAGGTCCTACTAAAGTAGACCATGAAGGAGAAGAATATTATATGATTGAAGAAAATAAAATTTTAGGAATTATTGAAAAATGAGTAAAATAACTATTGTAAATTATGGGGATGACTCCCGTAAAAAGTTGATTGACGGAGTCAACCAACTTGCAGATGCTGTTGTAACTACACTAGGGCCTAATGGTCGTAATGTAGTTATTCAAAATGAACAGGGCACTCCCCAAAGTACTAAAGATGGTGTAACTGTAGCTAAAGCTATTGAGCTTGAAGACACTGTTGAGAATACAGGTGCCCAAATGGTAAAGCAGGCCGCTATTAAAACCGCTGATCAAGCAGGTGATGGTACTACAACTTCTACTTTGTTAGCTCGTGAAATTGTAAATGCTGGTATGCGTTACAGTGATAAGGGTCACAACATTGTAGAAATTAAACGTGGTATTGATAAATGTGTTAAAGAACATGTCGATTACCTCAGAGAGATTTCCCAAGATATTTCGGACGAACAACAACTTCGTCAAGTAGCCACTATTTCCGCTAACAATGATGAAGAAGTGGGTGAATTAATTGCTACTGCTATGGAAAAAGTTGGGCGTGACGGTGTAGTAACTATCGAAGAATCACGCACAGGTGAAACTTACCTTGAAACAGTAGAGGGCCTCCAATTTGATCGTGGTTACAAGTCTCCCTACTTTGTAACTAATAACGATAATATGAGTTGTGTGCTTAAAGATACTGCAATTCTTTTCTATAACGGTAGAATTACTACTGTAAAAGATTTGCTTCCACTTCTTGAGAACCTTTCTCAACAAGCTAAGTCACTTCTTATTGTTGCTGAAGATATTGATGGTGAGGCACTTGCTACTCTTATTGTTAATAAAATGAGAGGTATTCTTAACGTTTGTGCTGTTAAAGCCCCTGATTTTGGTGATCGTCGTACCCTGCTTATGAATGATATGGCTACTCTTACTGGTGGTACTGTTGTTGATAAGGATAAGGGCATGAAGCTTGAAAAGTTTGATCTCAATTGGTTAGGTGAGTGCCGTACTGTTACTGTTACTAAAGAACAGACCACTATTGTTGATGGTGCTGGTGAAGAAGAAGCCATTGAGCGCCTTTGCACTGAACTCCAGGCACAAATTGAAAACTCTACTTCCCCGTTTGAGGTTGAAAAGCTCCAAGAACGTCTTGCTAAACTTACTGGGGGTGTAGCTGTTGTTCATGTTGGGGGTAACACCGAAACCGAAATGAGAGAACGTAAAGATAGAGTTGATGATGCTCTTCAAGCTACTAAAGCAGCTATTGAAGAAGGTATTGTTCCTGGTGGCGGTTTAGCTCTTCTTAGAGCAGCCCACAATGTAGAGTGTGAAGTTAATATGGAAAATAACGATCAAAAAATTGGTTGTTCCATTGTTAAATCTGCTCTTCGTAAGCCATTTAAACAAATCCTTAATAATGCAGGTGTTGAAGACGCTTCTAGAATTGAATTTAGTGTCACTTCAGGAAGTAAAATTGGCACTGGTTATAACATAAAAACTGGTAAGTTTAGTGATTTCTTAGATACAGGAATTATTGATCCTACCAAGGTTACGCGTTGTGCTCTTGAAAATGCAGCTTCAATTGCAGGTACAATTCTTCTTACAGAGTGTACTGTAGTTAATAAACCTCAAGAAAACCAAGATGAGGTTGGAACTATGCCTGGAATGTTTTAATTTTAGTTAATGGCTGAATTCGAAACAGTAGAGCAAAAACAACTCATCGCTAAAAGGGTACCACCGGGAGACCGGTGGTCCCTTACTAGTGGTGAGGAAGTTTATGAATCACTTACTGATACTTTAGAAGCATACTTTCAAAAAACTAAATTTAATAAAGCATTTTATCTTGACCCTATTGGTAGTGCTTTGTATGCTGTAGATAGAGTTGAAGTAGAAGTTGAACAAGAACCTATCCGTGAGTATAGTTTTTATGGAGAATTTAAACAAGGAATATAATGGAAAATAGTCTGTGGGTAGAAAAATATCGTCCTAGTATACTTACAAATTATGTAGGTAATGAACACCTTAAAGGCATTGTTGAGCGATATTTAGAAGAGAACGATATTCAAAACTTGATCTTCTATGGACCCGCTGGTACAGGAAAAACTACGCTCGCCAAACTTCTGGTTAAGAATCTTAATTGTGAGTACCTTTATATTAATGCCTCTGATGAAAGGGGTATTGAAACAATTAGAGATAAAGTATCGGGGTTTGCTAGTACAATGTCGTTTAAACCACTTAAAGTGGTTATTTTGGATGAGGCTGATTTTCTTACTATCCAGGCGCAAGCTTCTCTCCGGAATGTTATTGAAACGTTCTCTAAAAGCACTAGGTTTATTTTAACTTGCAATTATGTAGAACGTATTATTGATCCTCTACAATCACGTTGCCAAGTACTTAAAATTGTGCCCCCTAGTAAAGGTGAAGTTGCTAAGCATATTTTTGAAATCTTATCTAAAGAAGGAGTACAACATAGCACCGACCACCTTAAAGATCTTGTAAATCAATACTACCCAGACGTACGTAAAATGCTTAACGTATGTCAAATGAGTGTTAAAGATGGTGAGTTAGAATTAGATAAACAAACACTTGTATCATCTAATTACATTGATAAAGTAATTGAATTACTGCCTAATAAAAAGTCATTTAAGCAAATAAGGCAAGTAATTGCGGATTCCAATGTAAATGATTTTGAAGCGCTGTATAAAGTTTTATATGAGCGTATGGACGAATATACATCACGTTCTGGAGAAGCAATTATTATTATTGAAGAATATATGTACCATTCAAACTTTCGAATTGATAAAGAGATTAACATAATGGCATGTATTTCTAAACTACTTGAAATCTCTGGCAAGGTTGTTGTATAAAGATATAATACAATTTGGAGATAGAATGTTTATGTTGTATCGTACCACTAAGGTTACTGATAAACTAGACCCTAACATATTAAAAAAATATTGGCACTGTGATACTGTGCTTAAAAAAGAAAACGAATATTATTTTTGTAACGAAATTAAAACAATAGATTATGAAGAAATCAGAAATGACCCCCCAACCCCAAGTTGATTTGGGAAAAACCACCCTTATCCCTAACGATTCTGAAGGACAAATTTTCCAACAGGGATTTGTTTTGAGAAAAGTTTCCCGTTTTATCACTGGAGGTGAGGATGCTATTTTACCTATTCCTGTGTTTTACGATCCTAACACTGGAAAGATTTTTGCTGAAGCTCTCCCTCCTGAATTGAGAGAAGAGTATGACACTTTTTGATTGGCTCAAAGAGTTAACAGGTAAGAAACGAGATTGGGATTCCTTTTCCGATAAGGAGAAGGAATCCTTTAATCCCTATATGGTTAATCGTTTTCTATCTATGCATCAACCTTTTATAGAGTTGATAAATTATGTACAAACTGTTCCTTATACTGATAAGAAAAAATATTATAGATTGTATTGTAATTTACTTCCCAAACAAAATGTTTGGTTAAAATATATTAAACCCCAAATGAAACAACCTAATAAAAAATTATTAGAAACCATTGCTTCTTTATATGAAGTATCTACTAGGCAGGCTGCAAGTTGGGTGGATTTACTTGATAAAGAGTATATTGAAGAAGCCCTCCAAAAACAGGGACTACAAGATAAAGAAATAAAAGAGTTATTTAAATAATGGATAGCATAGTCACCTCGGTAATAGAACAATTTAAGGTTCGCTCTAAAATGGGTGAGCAAAAGTATGGTGTTAACATGGATCGTGAAGATCTAAAATTTAATGAGTGGATTACTCATATGAAAGAGGAACTTATGGATGCTGTACTTTACTTAGAAAAATTAGAAAAAATATATGGCCAAGAAGCCCCAAATACTCAAGGAGATACAAAATAAGGAATTACCTGAGGTAAATTACGCCTACCAAAAAACCATTTCTTATTCACAAATGTCTATGTATAGAAGTTGCCCACACAAGTGGGCACTTCAGTATAAAGATGGACACTATCAAAATGAACAGTCTATTCATTTTACTTTTGGCACTGCAATGCATGAGGTAATTCAAGATTGGCTTACTGTATTATATGAACAGTCTGGAGTGAAAGCAGATGCTATGGATTTAGAGGAATTATTCCAAGAAAAATTCATAGGATTATATAAAGAAGGCTACAAACAAAACAAAGATACTCACTATTCATCCCCAGAGGAGCTTAGGGAATTTTTTGAAGATGGGGTAGCTATACTTGAATTTCTTAAGAAAAAACGTAAACAGTATTTTGGCAATCGTGGTTGGCATTTAGCTGGGATTGAGTTGCCAATTGTAATGAACGTTGGTAGAAATTTAGTATACAAGGGTTTTATTGACCTTGTGTTATATCATGAACCTACTAATAAGTTTTATGTATACGATATAAAAACGTCTACTAGGGGGTGGAATGATAAGGCTAAAAAAGATGAAAATAAGCAAATGCAGCTTGTACTTTATAAAAAATTCTTTAATGAGCAATATGGTATTCCACTTGAAAATATTAATGT